TAAAACAATGCTTTTGCCAATATAAGACTCGCAATGTATTCTAGCCATTTTTATTAGGCTAGTAATTAGCGTGTCCTCGTTAAATCCGTCAATTCGTGCGTATTCTTTAGCCTCTGCCAACGTAACTGGTTCGGTCACGGCTCCCGTGCTTAGTTGTACGGAATATCCTGTAAAACTGCCATTGCTTGGCGTATAAAGTAATTCACTCATTGTATTGTTTCTTTGCTTTGTCAACGATAAAAGTATAAAATCTTTCCAATTCTTGGTCTTGGTATTTAAGGCGTTCCTCTGCAAGGTTGCGCATTATGTTTTGGTGGAAATCGTATAAAATCTCGTCACTCATTAACTCGTCAATTTTTGCAGCCATTCCCTCAATGTCGTCGCGGTCAAAGTAAAGACCAGCGGCGCCAAGACATTCCTTTAATCCGTCTGTTGGCGTGCAAATTACTGGCAGTCGATTAATAGCCGCCTCCAAACCTACACGGCCATAGGACTCATAAAACGAGGGGACAAGCACAATGTTTGTTTTGCCATAAATTAAATGCACGTCAGGCGTTTGCGCAACGTACTTTAAATTTTTCAGCGTGTCGTCCATAATTTGCTCGCCATAACTACCAAGCACGCCAAGAAATTTACGCTTAGGCAATCGCTTTGCCAGTTCGATTAATATTTGGCCGCCTTTATTTTCGTTACAATTTATTAGGGTAATGTATTGCCCATGCTTGCGGTTATATTTTACGTCCTCGGGAAAAATGGGAGGCTTGCAAACAATCGATGCATTTGGGTAAGGCCCGTTTTGTACATTCTTTTCGTTTGCCTTGTTGTTATAAACAACGTGAATGTTTTGCGCTTTAAATCGCACGTTTCTATAATCGGAATCGTTGTGACTTAAAAAAATCAATTGCTTTTTAAATTGCCTTGCCCAATTAATTGCAACGCCTGTATTATCTAAATGCGTAAATATTACGCTTGCATTTTGTAAGGCTAAAAAAAAGTCGTTTGAATAATAGCCAGTAATAAACTTGATAAAACTAAACTTTTCGCCGTCGGGATAAATTTGGCCCTCGGGTAAAATCACCTCAATATTACAGCCTTTTTGGTGGAAATATTTGGCGTAATGCTGAACGGTCCACTCGGCGCCCGAGTTATGAGTTCCAGCCCAAGCGTGTACAAAAAAAACGATATTCATGTTTTTTATTTTTGATTCGTTGAAAGGTATTGATTTTTAAATAAATAAAAAAAAGCCCCGACGATTTGTCGGGGCCTTAATCAAACTAAACACCTATTTTACTTATACTGCGGAACCGTTAGCCAAAGCGGCTGCAAATGTTCCGTAAACGATAGACTGAGTAGTATAAACTGCAAGTGCAATTCTTTCCTCCACGCGTACAGTTACAAAGTTCTTAGTAACGTTGTCAGCGTCTTGCTCAAAGAATTCAAGCGTGATGCCCTGACGAACGAACAACTGAGAACCAAGCGCAAAGTCTCCAACGAAGAAATCGCCAGCAACAACGCCATTGATTGCGTAAACTGGAACGCCCAAGATAAACATTTGTCCAGCTGACATGGTAACGTAAGATGGAATAATGTATGATCCAGTGCTTTCCTTAACAGATACCAACTGCAAATAGTCAGACGGGTTAATCATAATTGCATTTGGCGAGTATTCGTTTTTAGTTGTTTGAACAACCGCTGCAGCAAGTACGTCAAATCTGTTAATTAGAGTTCCAAATTTAACAGTTGTCCAAGCAGAGCCGTCAGTTGCAAAACCATTCAAGTTTTGACCGCTTCCATTTCCGTACAAAAGTTGGGTATCTTCTACGTTCAACAATTTGCTTGGCGCACGGCTAGAAAGGTAAGCAATCAAACCTGGGGTATCGTCCAACATTTCTTTAGTCAATCGCATGAAAGTTGGGATTGTACGGATGGAACGATCAACCGCAGTCAAGTCAAAATCAGACTGAGGCTTAGGTGAACCCTGAGCAGTTGGTGCCGCAGCGTTATCGTAAGCAGACTCACGCACGAAACGAATAAGGTTGCTAGAGGTTTGTCCAACTGGCAACAATTGACGAACGTTTACTTTTCTGTTTGGAGTAAACTTAAGATCAGGAACTCTTTCGGCTGGGATAACTTCGCCAGTATAAGAGTTGCCAATTGTCATGTCGCCGCCTTTCAATTCAAGGTCCAACTTTACTTTGTTAGCGTTTCCGCTTTTGTAGTTTCCGAATGCGTCAGATGCAAAAGCCTTTTCCAATTCGCTGGAGAAAGAGTAACCTTTTGCAGCGCTAGCGAAACCAGCCTGGGTGCGTGCATCCACGCCGTCAAGTTGAGCCTGTAGCGCGTCTGCTTTTTCGTTTAGTTTTGCGGTTTCAGCAGAAAGTGACTTTCTGAATTCTTCGCCCGCTTCTTTCATTGACTTTACGTCGGAAATCAAAGCCTCGTTTGATTCCAATTTAGCCAATACAGAGTCCAATTGTGATTTAATTGCTTCCATTTTGTTTTAAATAAATTTTTTAAGTTTTTGATAATATTCAAATTCCAAAGCCATTGCTATTGTCGGGTCCTCTTCGCTCTTAAATTGAGTTTCCTCGGATTCTACAATTTGGACTGACTCCAAAGCCTTTAGATGGTTTTCTAGTTGTTTTAATCCTATTTCAAGTTGAATCATTCCCTCGTCGGTAAGGTCCCCATTGCGCAAAATGTTGCAAAACTTAGCCAACATCTCTTCGCTTTTTGGCTTGTCCCATGATTTCATTGATTCAATCGGGGTGTTTGGATTGGCTCCCCAAGTTACTGTTGAACCCTCCCAAAGTTTAATCTCTCTAATCTCTCTATACCCAGCCTTATTGTCGGCCTTGATAATTTCAAAACCAACTGAATGCTCGTTAAAAACGCCCTCAGCATAAAGTTTAATTACGTCTTTTCCGTAACTGGTCTCGGTAATCTTAGAGGTAAAGCGCAATCCTTTTGCGTCTTCCATTAATTCCGTAGGCTTACCCAATGGCATCAAAGGGTTATGTTGCAAAAGGTGCATGATTCTGTTACGGCCCATTGGTCCATTTTCTGCAACAGTCTTTTTGTAAGCGCCCGAAACGATAACGTCGCCGTCAGAATCTATGTTATTAAATGCAGAAAAATAACCAGTCACAATGCCTTTAACATCGTCAACGTCTTCGATTATTCCCTGGCTTATATTTTTGTAAATCATTGCGTCTTTTTTTGTAAAAATAAAAGGCTATAAAAAAAAAGCAAACCAATAAATTATTGATTAATAAAATGCATTGCTTTGGCTTCGCTTTCTTCGAAAAGGCTTGTATAATTTTTATAACCGCCCTCAATATCGCTTTCGCTTGGGCGCTGAAAAGAAAGGAACGGAACGCAAATATAACTGTTGCCCCGTGGATGGACTTTTGTCCTAAAGTATTCGTCAATTGGCACGTCCAAATCTAGTTTTGCCATTTCCTTTGCAAAGCCATGCGAGTAAAGAATTGCGTGCGTGGTCCAAGCGCCGTACGTCCTAACCAATCGCTTACTTATTCGGTCAATTCTTGAATCTTTTATATTAGCCCCAAGCATTAACATATCCCAGTCGGCTGGCAAGTCATTAATTGCGTCTTGTAAATTAGTTGCCCAACCTCTAAACGTTGCGTCGTCCTCAAATATCAAAACGTCGCCCTCGCATTCTTGAAATATTTTTTTAAACGTTTGCGCTAATCCAAGCCAGCCCCATTCGTGCTGAATTGCGCTTACCCTTTCTAAATTAAAATGAGGCGCCAATTCATTCATTGACGACCTCCATTTGTCTTTGCGGTGATCTAAGTTTATAACGTAAGCAATCATTTGCGCATCGGTAAGCCGTCAACGTCTCGCATTATTCTAAACACAACCTTGCAGCGGCAATTACATATTTGGTCGGCTCCAGCACCTTTTGAAGCGTCACCTGGTTGGCCCATTTCAACGCCGCCAACAATAAAGTTTTGGTCGAATGGAATCCAAGGCTTTGACCTCATTTCTGCATGGTCAGGACGCGTGCGCGTGTCGGTCGCTGGAATCCATTTCTTTTCGTACATAAAATCGGACGTTTTAGAGGACTCCATTGCGGCCACGTTGGTGGCGGTTACCATTTCCGTGCGTGCAATTAACTTGGCACGGTTTCTAAATATTACCGCAACAGATTGCTCAATATTTCGGGCAATTTCTAGCGCTCCAAGGCCCTCGTTTAATCCGCCTAAAACAATGTTTCGAATTATCTTTTGGCTTGTTCTGTTAATTTCTATTAAAGTCTGCGGCAAGTTTCTGACTGCAAATAGGCGCATAAAGTCACGCCAGCCAGCGCGTAACGCTTCTTTTGTCGCTTTTGTTGGCGGTTGTATTGCATTATACATGGCGTCGGCGTATGCCGTGCCAGCCACAACGTAAAGGCTTTCTAGCGTATCGGCCAAAGGCGCTGGACTAATTAGGTCGAACTCGTTTAAATTACCTGGCGCCTCTTTAATAGCGTCCAAATAAGGCTGCATTTGCTTTTTTAAAGCGGTGTAAATTTGCTTTTCGTAGCGCTTTTCGTAACGTCTCTGCAATGCATCCAATTGCTTTGCAAGCGCTAAATCTTTTTTAGTTGGATTGGGCATAATCTCCCAAATTGTCTACGTCGTCAATAGGTTGCGCTGAGAACTCAGACAAGGTCATTAAGCCTTGAGGGATAAATGGCTGCTCCATCAATGTGTTTT